AGTCCGCGCCTGAGATTTCTCCCTCTACGGTGCGATGCGTGTTGCCGCCTCGCGATTCGTTTGCGGGTGCGCTGATCGGTGTGCGCTGGCCGCGTTTCGTCGCGTTCGGCCACGATCTATCTCGACCCTGCTTGACACGGCTGCGCGTTGTTGTATTGTGTGCCGCGTTCGACCGGCTAATGCCGGGGGCCGGCCGCTACAGCACAAACCCCCGGCGGACAAGAGGTTAGATGATGGCACGCATTCGTGTCACGTTCGACGGCTCGACTTCCTCGAACGGGAGTCCGTTGCTGATGCACAACGAGCGGCTCGCCGATCCGCTCGACCCGTACGCGAAGTCGCTCGCCGAGTTGAGCAAGAAGCGTGCGAAGACGGAGCGGGAGCTGGAGGAGATGGCTCGCCGCGAGTTCGTCGGCGGCGGCTACTGGGCGGACGACCGTGGGCCGGAAGGCGGCCAGTCGGATCCGTACATCCCGACCTGGAACATCCTCCGCTGTCTGCAGGAGGCGGCGACCCGCTACAAGCTGGGCAAGCATGTCGTCTCCGGCATCGTCCCGGTCGAGGAGATGACGCCGCTGCGGTACGACGGCCCTCGTGACGCGGACGCGCTCTGGAAGTCCGGCCTGTTCCACTCGCGGAAGGGTGTGTCGGTGGGTCAGAGCAAGGTCATCCGCACGCGGCCGTGCTTCACAGACTGGAAGGTCGTCGCGGAGTTGGAGCTCGACCTGACGATCCTCGACCCTGACACGGTGAACCTGATCGCTGAGGGCGCCGGGATGTACAAGGGTCTCGGCGACAACCGTCCGCGTTTCGGCCGCTTCGCCGGCTCGAGCCTGCTTCTCGAGGACGCGGCGCAGTTCATCGCACCCGACGTGCTCGACAAGGTTCGGTCGGAGCTGGCGGTGAAGACAGGGATCGCTCAGATCCGTGGTCTGGATGCTTCTCATGCAGAGTCTCATCCGAACGGCAACGCTCGTGCGAAGCGTGCAGCGAAGGCGGGTGCGTAACTCACCGTGACATGGCAGTGCTTGAAGGGGCCGGCCGTCGCGGGTCCAGTCCTGGCTACCCAGGGACTTGGCGTGGCACGGCCGGGCGAGACGAGGCTCTCCATGATCTAGGCAAGGCAAGGCGCGACTCACCTAGGCTTGTCGGGTCCCGGCGATGCCAGGCCGATCTGGTTGGGCAAGGCCGGGCGCGGCACGCCTCTCCGGGGCGCGTCGATGCCAGGCCCGCATTGGCTGGGCCGGGCGCGTCATGGCTCGGCTAGGCAAACGTCAACGGCAGGCTGTGCAAGATCGGCAGCCTGCCGTTGACTTACTTGACGGTTCTGCTGTATGCAAGGCATGATCGGTGGGCTATCGCAGCCCAGGGACCTCGTAGATGCGCCGAACCAGACTGTCTGCGTGAGCCGAAGTCGCTTCGCCACCGCTACTGCTCGGAGCACAGTCTTGCCGCTCTCGATCGCAGGATCGGGACGGTCAGGGTCGCGAACATGACGCCGGGCAGGCGCGCGCGTTACCGCGCAAGGTGGCGTCGGGAGGCTGCGCTGAAGGTGCGGTCGGAGGCGAAGCTGTACGGGTCGGGGCATCAGGCGATTCGTCGCAGGATTGCCCCGTTGGTCGCGGCCGGCATGTGTACCTGTCCGCGTTGCGGGAAGCTGATCGAGCCGGGGCAGGCGTGGGATCTGGGCCATGCTCCGTCCGACCCGTCGAGCCATTGGGGCGCCGAGCACAGAGCCTGCAATCGCGGGACGGCCGCGCACAAGGCTGGCAAGCAGAGCGCGGGCACGTCGCGTAACTGGCTGACCGCGTGAGCACAGCGGAGATCACGGCACCGCGTTACCGGACGGTTCCGGAGTGTGTGTCGTCGCGCGGCCAGGAGTGCGTCGAACTGGCAGCGTCGGCCGGTCTGATCCTCGACCAGTCGCAGGTCGACGTGCTGGATGCGTGGCTGGGTGTGAACGATGTCGGCAAGTGGGCGGCGTTCGAGATCGCGTTGAACGAGCCACGGCAGAACGGCAAGGGCGCGGTGCTCGAGGCGCGCGAGCTCGCAGGGATCTTCCTCTGGGGCGAGCGGTTCCTGATCCATTCAGCTCACCAGTTCGACACGTCGTTGGAGGCTTTCCGCCGGCTGCTGTTCTGGATCGAGGAGACACCTGATCTGTCACGGATGGTGAAGAAGGTGATGCGCTCGCATGGCGAGGAGGGCATCGAGTTCATCACCGGCCAAAGGATCAGATTCCGCACCCGGACACGCGGCGGCGGCCGTGGCTTCTCGTGCGACTTCCTGGCGCTCGACGAGGCGATGTTCCTGCCCGAGTTCGCGCATGGTGCGCTGCTTCCGACGATGGCCGCACGGCCTGATCCGCAGGTTGCGTACACGGGCTCGGCCGTCGACGAGGAAGTGCATGAGCATGGCGTCGTCTGGGCGCGTGTCCGTGAGCGGGGGATCGCCGGCGACGACCCGTCGCTCGCCTACGTTGAGTATTCGGTGCCTCTCGACCATCCCCGTGAGGTCAGCGATGAGGTCGCCGAAGATCCGAGAGCGTGGCAAGAGGCTAACCCCGGTCTCGGCATCCGCATCTCGGAGCGCCACATAGCCGCCGAGCAGCGCTCGATGGACGCGAGGACATTCGCCGTCGAGCGTCTCGGCGTCGGCGCCTACCCGCGCACCGATGGTGTGTCGGACCGGATGATCGAGATCGACGATTGGGACCGGCTGCTCGACAAGACGTCGAAGCTGCTGAACCCGGTGTGCATCGCCTATGAGGTGAACCCGGAACGGAAGGCGTCGATCACGGCTGCCGGCAGACGTCCTGACGGCCTCTTCCACGTCGAGGTGATCGCCTCCGGTGTGCGCGCCTCCCAGCTGCCGAAGATGCTTGCGACCCTGGAGACGGAGCACGACCCGCTCGCGATCGTCGCCAACGGCTACGGCCCGACAGCCTCAGTCCGTGCCACCGTCGAAGAGATGGAAGTCCGTCTGATCGAGGTGTCGGCGAACGACCACGCTAAGGCGTGCGGACTGATGCTCGACCTCGTGAACGACCGCAACCTGCGCCATCTCGGCTCCGATGAGCTTCGTCGTGCGATCCGTGGGGCGGGCTCGAGGCCGCTCGCCGAGGCGTGGGTCTGGTCACACAAAAACTCGAATGTCGACATCTCGCCGCTGGTTTCAGCAACACTCGCGCTGTGGGCGGTAATCGAAAGGCCTGATGACGGGTCGGATCCGATGATCTTCTGATGGGAGACTGATGTCGACACGCGCCGAATGGCTGCTCGGTCCGAAGCTTGCAGGCTGGCTTGCCCGTGACCAGATGATCGAACGTGACGTGGACCCGCTCGAGGGCACGCGCATGTCGCTGTTCAACTCACAGATCCCTGACTGGTGGGGTCAGAACGGACTGTCGACGTCGAGCCAGTTCCTGCCCGGCAACGCCATCCTGGCCGAGCGCGTCTGGACGGCTGAGCGCTGCCAGCAGATGAACGCGCAGCAGATCGCGTCGATGCCGCTCGTCTTCCACGGCAGTCCTGACGTGCCGGCGTGGGTGTCGTCGCCGGACCCGAACTGGTATCCGAACGGGATCGGCGACGCGCTCCACTCGATCGTCGATCAGATGTACGGCTGGGGCTTCGCGATCCTGTACATCACCGACACCTACGCCGACGGATTCCCGCGCACCTGGACAGTGCTGCAGTCGGGCAACGTCAGCATCACCGCACCGCACGGCGCACGGGTCTACAAGCTGGGCGACGTGACCCTCGACCCGACGCGGGTCGTGCAGATCGACCGCAACCCCGGCACTGGCTTGCATGGCTGCTCGGCGTTGCGTGCGTTCGCGCAGCAGGCGTGGAGTCTGCTTGCCGCAGGCAATCAGTCGATGAGCGTGAGCCAGGGCGCGATGCCGAAAGTCTGGATCAGGAGCGAGAAGAAGCTGCGGAAAGACCAGGCCGAAGCGGTGCAGGCCGCATGGATGGAGGCCGCTGCGAACCGTGGCGGCGCACCACCGATCGTCGACCCGTCGCTGACGCCGAACGAGTTGTCGTTCAATCCGTCCGACCTGTCGCTGCTCGAGACGCAGGAGTGGAACGCACGCACGATCGCGGCGGCCTACGGCGTCCCTTCGGTGCTGCTGAATATGTCGCTGCAGGGCGGTCTGACGTACCAGAACCCGGCGCTGCTAGGCGAGATGTGGTGGCGGTTCGAGCTCCGGCCGACAGCGACCAGGGTCGCCAACGCTTTCAGCGCGCAGCTGCTTCCGCGCGGGCAGTGGGTCAGCTTCGATGCGGCAGACACGTTCCTGCCGCTTGACACGATGAGCGACGACAACGACGAGCAACTCTCACAGGTGGCATCGGCATCCCCGGCTCAGCAGCCGCTCGGACTGTCGGCTGTCAGCGGCTAGAGGAGGTAGTGATGAGCGCGACAGAGATCGA